AGATGAGTTCTTCATAAGATTGAGAGTGTTGATTACATTATTATTTCAGGCTGGAAGATTTACTCTTTCTACAAAGTGTAGGGGGGAGTTTCGATTCCAAAAATTAGTGGGGGTGTTGACTCAAGGTAGTCTACGTTCTAACAAATCATCAAATATTTTCTACTACCAAAATTTTTTCTCTACTAATTTTTGGCAACGGAGAGTACACATATATGTATACTTTTTTCAAGAGAAGTACACGTATCTGTATACTTGGATATTGTATTGGGTTGATTTAGAAGGAGATAGGGTGTAGAGACTTTTTTATTTGCTAAAGAAAGAAAAGGACCAAAAGAAAGAAACTTCAATACTACAGCTCTCCCTACTATTGCACTACGTTTGCGAAAGGTTCTTTAAGGAGTGTTCCGAAAGAAACTTCTTTTGCAAAGGTATAGGTCTCAAAATTGGTATGCAAGGGTTTCAAACTATTAATTGTTATTTATAATGAATCTAAACAGCAGGGTCATTATTTTATTTGGAGGTTTTTACATATCTTTGCAGGATGACAAACTGGAAAAAGACTCTATATGATAATATACAAGCTAGGAAACTAGTTAAACAGATAGAGACAAATGAGAAAGATATTGTCATTCTTAAAGCCAGACCTATTAGTACTGGAGACACAACAACAGTAATAGGAGGTAATTCTTTCTGGGGACAGGTAGATGGAGAGTATGATTATACACAAAGTACCTATTATTATGTGGGAGGTTTAGATGGAGCAACACACAAGGTTAATAGGTATGTAAAAGGGGATTCAACAATTAAGGTGCAGGCTACAGGAACCTGGGCAAATAGACTAACATTAATTTATACATAAATGGCATTTATTATACCAATAGCTAGTGACGTAATGACCCAAGATTGGGATACGAGTACTTATAAAAATTTAGCTTTTTCTGAGGGGCAACCAGCAACAAGAAATACAAAGGCTGCTGGTGGATTACCTATTAGCGGTCCTACTGCAACAGCCTTTGTAAACACAACTTCTAGTAGTCCAACAGGAGCTATAAAAGGAACTTACTGGGACTTTGAAGCAACACAAGCTGGTCATAATGTTTCAGTTAATACACAAATTGCAGCTTTCTGTTTTCAGTTTAATGCTCCTAACAGAATTCAATGTGCTACAAAAGTAAATAATGGGATTGTGTTTAGAGCTTTCAGTGGAGCAAGTCCTACTAATTATAAGACTTGGCAAATAGGGGGAAACAATTCAGTGTTAGGGCAAGCTCAAGGAGGTAATGCTTATGTTATTATTGACTTAAATGACTTAGGAAATGATGCAGAAGTTGGGACTTATAATAATACAGATGTTAGAGGATGGGGTTTTGGAACTGTAAGATTTAATCTTGCAGCGACAAGTTCAACACAATACTTCTTTTCAAGGTTTTTTATTTTTGACACAGTTAAAAATGGAGCTAAGATACCTAGATTTACTGGAGCTTCAGATTGGGATGATGTAATATTTGCACAGGATGGAACAGATTTTTCAACAAAAATTACAAATTTATATCAACAATTAGGAAGAACTTTTAGTATCACTACCCCATTTGAATTTGGAGATGGTTCAGATACAGGGACCTTTAGTGATGGAGGAGACACAGTAGTTTCTCCTGGAAATAATATTGCTGGAGACCACAGAACAAGGTTAACAAACCAAGCTATGAGAGTTTACAATAGAACTAATTTCACCACAATATTAAGTGGAGCTTATTTTTGGGGAACAGCAGCAGATTGGGATTTTGAAGATGGAACTTCTACTTTGTCAGGGGTATTTAGTGGTATGGGAGATTTTATTTTAGGTGCATTAACAACTGCAACAGGAGTTTTTACTCTAGCGTCAGGTAAAAAAGTTATAGTAAACAGTACTGCCGATATAGATGGGATTACAGTTAACGGAGATGTTGAATTAAATTCAGCTAATCATTTAACTGATGTAACTATAAATGGAGATTTAAGAATTTCTACAGGAGCAAATTCTACTCTTGTGTTTGATAATGTTAAAGTGACAGGAAATATATATAATGATAGTGGAAGTAACACTCTTACTATCACTAGTACAAATGGAAGCACTATAACAACCACTGAGACTGGAACAGGTAATGGACAAGTTAATATAACCAGTTCTGCAACACTTACAATTGAAGTAAGTGAAACAGGAGCTGATATAGTGATATTAGCAGCAGGAACAAGTACTGTCTTAGGTAGTATAGATGCACAAGCAGGAACAGATTTTGATTATATTTATTCAGTTAATCAAAGTATAGATATAGGAGTTATTAAACAGGGTTTTATTGTAACATATAGATATGGGTATGTGTTAACAGGAATAAATGCAACTTTTCCTGTGACTTTATTAGTAGATAGAAGTTACGTTTAAGAGTTTTATATAATATAATTAATTAAAATAATTAAAAATGGCAAAATTAACAGCAAGAACAGACCTGAATGTAGGTACTGAACTAATTATAGATGAGCCAAATAGAACATACGAACTTGTTGCTGCTGGTAATTTAGTAGCAAAAGATGGTGTGACTATTCAAGCTCTCTATGGAAAATTTGTAGATTTGTGGGCAACATCTACATATCAAGATTCTCCATTCCCAATGAATGCGTTAGATGCACTTTCAGGTCAATATCTTATAGGGGTTGATGCAGGGGGGAATCCAAATGGATGGAAACCTTTAAATGATACAACTAGAGACATGCAACGTGATGGTGGTTGGGAAGAATACAATGCAACAGGAGGACTTGGAAGAGTTTATACTGGTATTGGAGGACTTGGTGGAGTAAATGTAGGAGCACAACTATACTACCAAACTACAGTAGCAGGAGCCCCAGTAAACTTTGTATTTACAGACCAAGCAAATCAAGGTGTACAAGTATTTGGAGATATAACAGAGGATGCTACGACTACAACCTTTGATAACAGAACTTACTTTAAAGGGTATGTTAGAGAACAAGGTAAAAAGTTCAAAGATTCTGTATTAGCAGATACAGGTAAGGTAGCAACAGGAGCATATATTGTGAATGTTCTTTTATCAAATGAGGATGATTTAGCTATTTCAGATTTAGATGCTGAAATGACAAATGCTCCTTATAATAACATCACAGCAGATTTCTTCACAGTAGCTCAACAAAGAGATGTTGGAGGAGTAGACTATGATTATAAGATAATTGTAGATGGTAACAATGCAACATTAGAACAAATCTACACAAAACTTCAGTATTTATTAAGACAGAATAGTGACATCAATGATGGTGGAACTGCTGGAGTAGTGAATGGACAAACTGCTGACCTTTTAGCAATCTTTGTTGGTGATATTCTAGAGACTAGTACATCGGTATATATTGATAATATTCAAAATGCAGATAGTAACAGAATTAAGTTTAAGGATGATGGAGGTACTTTCAGATTAAACCCATTTGAAGCAGCAGGGGTTATGTCCTTTAATGCAGTAATGGTAGGAGCAGGAAGTTCTTACAGATTAATGTACACAAATGGACCTGGAGCAGGGGATGATTATGGTGAAGCAGGAGCTATAACAGTTCTTGATGCAGCATCAAGTCCTATTACAGGTGTAATAAGTACTGGTTCAATTAGTTTTACTTTCGATTATGATGGAGATGCTATTGGAGGAACAGCAGGAACAGATAAACCTGTAACCTTGATTGGTATTAGACCTAATAGTTCTAAGTTTGCAGTAGCAACTGGAGTATTAACACAAAGTAAATCGATTCCACTAGGATTGGTTGCAGAAACAGACAGAGCTTACTTATAAAAATAAACAATATGGCAATACTATTTGACCCAACTAATAAGATTATACAGTTAGATTCTTTTAATGTATCGGAACGGGAGTTATGGACAGCCTTCGTGGATTGGTCTGTACTCTCTGATAATTTAAAGTATGGAGTAGGTATGACTCAATTAGGAGGTTTTGTACCTATTGCTTTGTATATCTATTTAGAGTTAGGTTGGACTGTAAGACCTTTAGAAGCTGATGGGATAACTACTATCACTGGGAACCTTTTGGTTCAGGGTGGTGGTAGTCCTATAGCCCCAGTCTTAGGTAATTTCAATTCATTAGTTAATATGGAAACTCCAGTACAAGCAGTTGCTATTCAAGGTAGTGGTGGTGGAGGAACTCTTGTTTGGACAGAACAAGAAAAAGACGATATAATTGCAAATGTCGAAGAGACAAAAGATAATGTAATTAATATTTCTTCAAATACCCAAATATAATTTATTCACTTTTTCTTTGTTAGTGTTAATATTATTCTTAATTTTGCTTCATATAAAAATGAAACATAATGATAAAAGAAATTACATTACCGAGTGAACCCGATGCAGCCAGAGGAAAGGATATGCACAACGTCCTCTTTGTAGGAGACCCTGACATGGGAGAATTGAATCACATGGAAGCAGGGGAGTTCTCAGCTCTATGGGACGCTTGTATACCCAAGTTTACAGGGACGACTGGAGAGATTATAGTATTTGGAACATCAGGTACAGCTTTTGGAAAAGCCGAAAGTCCTAACCAAGAAGAAGTTTTTGAACTTTTTGAAAATATAATGATAGATGGACAATAGAGGACACATAATAACAGTGACAGTAGAGATATCCTCTAAGTACCCTCCGATAGATGGAGTATGGCATATTAAGTGGGAGCCAAATTTAGTTAAGGCTATCCACTGTAAGACAATACAGTTTTCTTGCTTTGATATGGAGACAACTATAAAGAAGATAACATATCTAGTAGCAATGCATCCTGAAGAGTATTTTAGTGAAATAAAAATTAAACGATAAACCAATGCAAGTAATTACCAAAGTATTAAAGGTAGGCAGACAGGATTACTACATTAAGCATTTGGAGATGATGAATATTATTCTGCCAGAGACTTCTTTCCCAGAAAAGCTTTCAAGCAAGGAAATTGAAGTATTAGCAGCATTCATGTCCCAAGATAAAAACCTAATAGAAGAGGATATGTTTAATGGACTAGTAAGAAAAAAGGTTATGGAACAGCTTAACCTAAAGCCTGGTGGTCTTGGTAACCACCTAAACAAAATGATTACCAAAACATTTTTAGATAAGAGTGACATCACAAAGAGAATCACATTGAAAGACTTTATATACCCTGAGGGTAACCACCAAGGATACAGAGTAAAATTAGTAAAAGAATGAAAACTTTAAAAGAACAAGGCTTAGTCCTCATATATGATATATGTTCATGCCCTCATAACTGTGGAATGGATAAAATAGTACATATTGCCACAGAAAATAATGTAGTGTTGTGGGACAGCTCAGAAAATCCTGGATGTGTTGAACCTAAGGTGATTAGAGTTAAAGATGAATCTCCAGACATTAAGGTTTTAGATACCTCAACTAAAGAGGGAGAGGCTTTACTTAAACAAATACTAAAGAACTAATGAGACATATTTTAGCTATACTAGGGACAGAGTATTTTGACATGGAAGACAAGGTTCAAAAGGAGACACAGATGGTTGTTTCTCAAGAGATTATAGATTGGTTAGACCAACATGACGTAGAATATACAGATGTGAGGGAGAAGATTTACATTTGTAATAATATATGTTATAGGTATGTTGGACCATACTTAGAGCCTGTAGTGTTACCAATGGCATCAAAAGGAGAAGCATGAGCAACTTAATATTAAAAAACGAGGAGCTCTTACATGAGTACTATGCACAGGAAGGGCACAAATACCCTGAGCTGAACCTTCAACAATTTAAGGATATAGTTTATACTCCTTATACAATGTTAAGAAAAGAGATGGAGAATGGTAACCTAGAGATAGTTAGGCTGAAGTACTTTGGTACTTTCCAGGTATTTTTGGGCAGAGCTGTATCTTCTTTAAGAACAAATAAGCAGAAGTTTTCTTTAGGGAAACTGCCTGCTAGAGAGTTTTTTAAGTACAAAGACATGTTAGAGAGATTTATAAAAAATCATGATTAAAAAGATAATAGCAGTAGCACAGGGTTTCACTAACCTGGTACTAAATAAAGAGATTACTGAGGAAGCAGCCAGAATTAAAAAGTGTAGAGCTTGCCCCTCTTTTAATAATAATCAGCCTATACATTGGTGTAAGGAATGTACTTGTCACATGAGAGCAAAAGTGAAAGCCCCTATAGCAAGGTGCCCAATAGGGAGATGGAAAAATTTAAAATTCGACACAGAAAATAAATAAAATAATATGGGATACAGATATAATAAGGTAAAGAGTTATACTGATAAGGAGTTGATGGAAAAAGTTAAAAGTTTAGCTTCTTTTCAATACATTCCTGATGACTATTGGATACTAGGTATTCAATCTAATGAAGACACCTATAACTATTTCGATGATAAGTTTTACTTATTCTTAGGAAAGAAATTTATCATGGTCACTTCAGGCACCACAAATGCTGGAACTACAGGATTGAAGAACTATGAAAAGTATAGTAAAAAAGGAGTATTAATAGTGAAGACTAATGAATGGTATTATGGGTTATGGAAATTTGGTTATCATAAAGGTAAGATGCCAGCTTTAAAGCAGATAAGACCTATCAAGTATTTTAGAGACTGGAACAAGAATCAACAAGTAGAAGAGATTGGTAAGGTGTATGAAGGTCTACGAGGGATTAACTTCCATACTGTCACTTATCAGAAGAACCTATCATTAATCAAGAAATTGATTGGAGGATGGAGTGTTGGTTGCCAAGTAATCAATAATGTAAAGAAATACTTTACATTATTAAATAAAGTTAAGAAGCAGAAGGATGTTTCTTACTGTTTAATACAAGAATTCTAATAATAAACATAATGAGAGTAGAGATACAAAGAAACGAAACAAGCCAACCTATTGTCTACGAGACAACAGAGAATGCTTACACAAAAGGACCTATGTATTGTATAATGTTTATAAAGGATGGAGAACGTGTAACACATAAGTACCCTTTATGCACTCTGTTTAGAGTGATAGAAGTATATAATAAAAGCAAAAAATAATATGGCATTTCTATTTTCAATAAACGAGAAATCAGTTTACCCTAATGCTGAAACCCTACTGATATCACCCTTTAAAGAGGTGTGGCAGAGAGATAAGGACAAGGATAAACATATAGCATTGGCAGAATTTGCATACATAGAATTCATGTCATCAATGAAGAAGAGTAATCCTTATAGACAGTATGCACCTGACAAGAAAGAAGGTAAGATAATCAAAGACCTTTTACCTGATGGTTGGGAAGCAGACGACCAAGTAAAGATGTGTATTCACAGAGTTATCAAATTCCAACGTGAAGCCAGTTCAACATACAACTATTATATGGGAGCTAAAAGAGCTGCAGAAAAGATGACTGACTTTTTTAATGATGTTGATATAAACCTAAAAAATGAAAAGTCTGGTAATCCTATATACAAGCCCAGAGATATAACCTCTGCTATTAATGACTTAGAAAGGAATCTTGCTAATCTGAAAGCCTTAGAGAAGAAGGTTGAAGAAGAACTTTATGAAGAAACAAAAAACAGGAGTAACAAAGAAATATCATTCTTTGCTGACCCAGAAAGTCTAGATTAATGGAAATACAAAATGATGATTCCTATTTAGTAGGTAAAGTAGAGGCAGTAAGAAACCCTGATGGAACATGGATTAACTCCATGGCTTTCAGGGAGTCTGGTGAGCACTTTATGAAACATAGATACTATGTAGCTGACCCTTGGGGGACTCCTGATTGGATGACTTATTGGAAAAGGGAAAGAGACAGAACTATCAATGGTCTGACAATGGGTGGTGTAAGAATCACAGGAGAACATTATAGTTATCTTAACTACAGCCCTATACAAAAGGTTGGAGAAATTAAAGGGAATAAAGCAAGTAAGATAACAGGTTTTCCAGATTTCTGGGATGGAGACTATAATTACTTTTGGATTAGAAAGATTGCAAGAGATGGTATCCTTGATGCTCTGCTAGATGAGCCAGGCAAGGAGTTGACCATCCACATGACTGACGAAGAGAAGGCTCTAGAGATGAAAAAACTCTTTGAGGAGCTTAATCTTTTTGTAGATATTGAAGTTGATTTCCTCAACGGAGGCTATAATTTGATTGTAGGTAAGAGTAGACGTAAGGGATATTCTTTAAAAGCTGCAGCCATAGGGTCTAACAACTACTTCACAAAGCCAAACAAGCTCACAATCTTTGGGGCACATGACAAGAAATACCTATATCCAAATGGTATTTTTGGGATGGCTTATGAAAATATTAATTTTATAAATGAACATACAGGTTGGGCAATGCCTTCTGATGTTATTGATAGGCTAGGTTCTGGGCATGTTAGAGCTTCCTACATACAATACAAAAATGGTATAAAGCTAGAGAAGGGTTTCAAATCTGAAATTCTAGCACTTACATTTAAAGATAACCCAGATGCAGCCAGGGGTAAAGATGCTGAAGAAGTGTTCTTTGAGGAATCAGGAGCATTTGGAACACCAGGATTATTGAAGAAAGCCTACAAAGCCACAGAGGATTGTGTAATGGCAGGAGCAATTAAGACTGGATTGATTACAATATTTGGTACTTCTGGAGATATGTCTGGTGGTACTTATGATTATGCTGACATGTTTGGTAGACCACAAGCCTTTGGTTTACTACCATTTAAGAACATTTGGGATGAGGATAGCACTGATATGAGTGTAGGATTCTTCCACCCAATCAATTGGAACATGGAGGGTTATTATGATGAGAATGGTAATTCAGATAAAGAGGGAGCTAAGAATGTAGAACTTAATATTCGTAAGGATTTAGAGAAGCATGGAGCAACCTCAACAGAACTACAGCAAAGGATGCAAGAGAAGCCTCTTGGACCTGGAGAAGCTTTTGCTTCTATCTCTGTAAACAATTTCCCAGTTCTTGAACTGAAGAGACAACTACAGAAGTGTAAAGCTAAAGGATGGCAGTTTACAAAAGGGACCCCAGTTAACATGTACTATAAAGATGGTAAGATTGTAGCTGAGCCTATAATGGATGGTACAGCTAAACCTATTATTAGTTTTCACAATGTCCCTACAGACAAGAGGGGATGTCCTATGATATATGAACAACCAATTGCTAATCCATCTGGTGGATTATATAAGATTGGGTATGACCCTATTAGACAAGACCAAGGAACTTCTTTAGCTTCTATTGTGGTGTATAAGAGTAAGCATGTTGGTTCATATCACCATGACATTATAGTAGCAGAGTATATAGGTAGGATGGAAACCCCATCTGATATAGATAGAATAGCAGAGATGTTTGCTGATTTATATGGTACAAAGATAATGTATGAGAACGAGGTAACTGGAGTTAAGACTTATTTTCAAAGGATTAAAAGACTCCACTTACTAGCTGCTCAACCTGATGCTGTAATAAGCAAGAACATAAAGTCTTCTAAAGTTGCAAGAATATATGGTTGTCACATGAACATACAACTTAAAGATGCAGGAGAAAGATACTTGAAAGAGTGGTTACTCACAACCCTAGACTTTGATGAGCATGGAAACAAGGTAACAGTTATTGATAAGATTTACTCGGAGAGAATACTTGAAGAGTTAATTGCATACAACAGAGATGGGAACTTTGATGCTGTGTCTGCACTCTTCATGTGTATGTTTCAAGTGCAAGAAGAAGTGATAGGAAAAACCTTTTCAGATGGTGCACAAAACAAGAATGCGAAAAAACTTGTTGAAATGATGGACAGAATGCATAAAAAGAATTAACTTTGTAAAAATTTAAAACATGAGAAATAAAAATAGAAATGAAAGATTGTCTGCTGCTCAAAAAAATGCTGGTAAAAAAGCATGGTATAAACAGAGGGCTGATGAACTTGATAATGACCACAACACACTAAGACATGGTATTGGTTCATCTAAAGTGTCTGAGTATAAAAGAATGCAAGTAAATTACAACTTGTTCAATAATAAGTTAAACCTTAAAGATTTTGAATATGTATGTAAACCTCTAGGCTCTAAATCTGGAGAATTACCTGCTACTATGGTTAATAGAGATATCTCTTCCACAAAGATAAAAGCTTTACTGGGTATGGAAATGAAGAGACCTTTTTCATGGAAGGTTCTTGCCACCAATCCAGAAGCTACTACACGTAAAGAGGAGGAATACTTTTCTAGGATAAAAAACTTTGTTATTTCGGAGACACTAGGACCTCTAAAAAAAGAGATAGAGCTTAGAGTAGCTGAGGAAAATAAAGGTAAAGAATTAACTGAACAGGAGAAACAACAGGTTGCTGAGAAGGTAGCTGATATGTTACAGTCACAAACTCCTGAAAGAATAAAGAAATATATGGAAAGGGAACATCAAGACCCTGCTGAAGTGATGTGTCACCAGCTACTTGAGTACCTATCCCAGAAAACAGATATAAAAAGTAAGTTCCAACTTGCCTTTAAACACTTGAGTTTATCAGCAAAAGAGATTATCTATGTTGGTATCCTTAATGGAGAGCCAGCAGTTTGGAATGTAAATTCTATGAAGGTACATACAAACAGGTCAACCCTCTCTCCTTATATAGAGGATGGAGAGTCAATGTCTGTTAGGTATAAAATGACCCCTTCAGAGATTGTACAACACTTTGGAGATGAGCTTACTAATACTCAAATAGACCAAGTATATGCTTCTTATATCAGTGACAACACTGAAGGAGATTTATTTGACACTGCTGAGAGAAATGAAGATGAAGATGGGGAGTATAGAGATTATGCTAATGTACCAGTGGTGCACACCTTATGGAAGGCATTAAGAAAGATAGCTTTTCTTACCTTCATGAAGAATGGTAAAGAACAGTTGATGATGGTTGATGAGACTTATAAACTAAACCCAGCTAATGGAGACGTTAAAATAGAGTATGAATGGTTGCCTGAGTCTTACCAGACTTGGAAAATTGACTCTGATATCTATGTTAATATGGGAGCAATCCCAGGACAGTTCAAGGACATGCAGAACATTAAAGCATGTAAGTTCCCATACATTGGGGTTTACATAGATGACATGAACTCTACTCCTACTGCTCCAATGGACAGACTTAAAGGTTATCAGTACTACTATAATATTGTAATGTACAGATTAGAATTACTTATGGCATCTGATAAAGGTAAAAAAGTAATGATGAACATTAATGCTATACCAGATAGTGCAGGGATTGACATTGAGAAATGGCAGTACTTTTTTGAAAGTTCTCCCTTCATGTGGTTTGACCCTAATGCAGAAGGTGTAGGTTACGCTGATGTAAATACAATGGCAAAAACTATTGATTTATCTTTAGCCTCTGATATTGGTAAGTATATTGAATTTGCAGAATACCTGAAAAGGCAAGCTGGGTCCTCCTTAGGAGTCACTGAAGCAGTTGAAGGTCAGGCTAACCCTGGAGACTCTGTTGGGAATAATCAACAAAATCTTATTCAAACCTCCAATATTCTAGAGCCTTACTTTGATATACATAACTCATTTAAGAAGAATGTACTTACTGCTCTTATTGAGACAGCTAAGATTGCATACTCAGGAGAAAAAGCTTTAGAGCTTTCTTATGTACTTGATGATGTGTCTATTACATTCTTATTAGATATGGACTTACTAGACAACTCAACACTTGGTTTATTTGTCGCAAACTCCACTAAAGCTGCTGAAGCTTTAGAGACTATCAAACAACTATCTCATGCAGCTATGCAGAACCAAAAGGCTGACCTTTCTGATGTGTTATCTGTAATTCGACAAGAAGGTATTGTTGAAGCTGAAGAGACTCTTAAAGTGGCTGAGAAGGATAAGAAAGAAGAAGCTAAAGAGATTGAAGCTTCCAGAGGTAAACAAGCACAAGAGCTTGAGAAAATCAAACAAGCTGGGGCAGACAAACTTCACAAGAATGAGAAAGAACTTATTGTTCTTAAAGAGACTGAAAGAAGAAAAACAGTTATTGCAGGGGCTGCTCTTACTGGAATGTCTTTCAATCCTGATGCAGATGCTGATAATGATGGAGTAAATGACTTCCTTGAAATAGCTAGAGATGGTGTAGATGCTGAGATTAAGCGAGGTAAAAATCAATTAGAGAGAGAAATCTTTGAGCAAAGTAAAGTAGAACATAAGGACAAAATGAAACTTGAAGACAAGAAAATTAAAAAAGAAACAAACAATAAAAATAGCCAAAACAAATAAAAGGCTATTACACACTAAAAAATAATTTTTAATATTTTTATTAAGTATTATTAAT